TTATCTACGCATATACCAACCACATCACCAACTCCCCCAATCAATAAATACCAATAGCCCGCGAAAATTACCCAATAAGAGGTTCCATATGAAATATGTCTACTCGGATATGACCCCATCACTGAAAATCGGAGGAGATGGTAATATCAAAAAAGTATACGACAAGGATGTTATCCTTCAATCAATCAGAACAATCATGGCAACGGTTTCTGGCGAACGAGTAAGAAACCCAATAGGAGCCAACCTTGTTAGGCTTCTATTCAAACCAATGAATGATGATCTTGCTCGAAGAATCAGAACAGAAATCCTTGATACCATCATAAAACATGAAACACGAGTAACCCCAGAGGCATTCTCGGTAATAGCCAATTATGATGGTAACTATTACGATGTCTACATGAGACTCAGAATTACAGGTATCCATACTCCTGTTGTTGAACATTTCCGCCTCAGATCATTCTCTGGCCAGATCTAATAAAGAGGAATACCAATGAAAGATTACACACGATATGACTATGAGGCTCTTGTTTCTCGAATGACAGATATCCTCAAGGACAAGGAAGGATGGGGAGATGCCTATCAGTCCTCAACAGGTCAGACCCTCATTCAGCTTATGGCGGATGTCACTGATCATCTGCACTATATGCTTGAGCGTAGAACCCTTGAGAGCTTCCTAGACAGTGCCAAACTGCGATCCAGTGTGGTTGCCAGGGCCAGTGAGCTTGGCTATCGTCCTGCTCGTATTAAGAGCCATAGTGGGTCACTTGAAATCACCATGATCGACGAAGAAGGTGATCCTGTTCCTGTTGACGAGGTAGCAGGATCTTCTGCCATGCGTAAGGTAAACTTCGATGGACGGTCCTTCTATGTTTCTGAACCGGCCTATGTTCTTCCCGGTACTACTTCTGCTATCCTTAAAATCAAGGAAGGTACTCTGAAGGTAAAAACATTCAATCTTGATGCTGGTGAGGAGCCTCTCTTCCCTTCTTATGACAATATCGAAGAGGATGTTATCTTCGTCTACAACAATGGTGTTGAATACAAGGATGTTAGAAAAGCAAACGATGTCAACAAACGAGCACTGTCTTTCCTAGCAGCAGACGAAACCTACTTTGATATCAAGTATGGCGTGGAAGGAATGCGTATTGTATTCGGAGATGATAACTTTGGGAAGAAACCAACCGGAATCATCTCTGTTCATTATGTAGAGGTTCCACAACTTGGTGACACCATCCTGTCAACCGGAAACGTATTCGAGTTTGCAGATGCACCAAGCACCACCGAATATCCTCAGATCTCTCTGATCAACGTAACTCCTATTGTTGGTGGTAGTGAACCAGAGGGTATCGATGAGATTCGCAAGAATGCACCAGACTATCATCGAAGCAATGGCAGAGCGGTGACCAATGAAGACTACATGTATTGGATGCGGGAGTCTGGTATTGCTGATATCGTGGATGCCAAGTGTTATGGTGAAGAGGAATTCGATAGCATCATCTACAATGCCAACAACGTCTATATGACCTATGCAACCTCAACAGGAGATAAGCTAACCCCGGAAGAGAAGAACTCTGTCTATTCTTACTTCAACCAGATCAAGACTTCGCAGGCACACATTGTGCTCAATCAGGCAAACAACGTTATGCTTCGTCTTGAGGTTGATGCCGTAAGAAACAAGAATGTTCCTATTTCTATTGCTCAGGCATATAGCATCATCTACAACTTCCTCGTCGAATACACCAAGATCAAGAAAGACTCCATTGGTGGTAACTTCCAGCTATCCGATCTTGTTAATGCGATGTATGATCTGAAGTACAATCGTCATGGGGTTGTTTATGATCTGATCGACTATGTTAAAATCACCAGTGATGTTGTTGTCCCTTTCCAGTTCCCTGCAAAGACCTCCGAGGCTTTTGTTGAGATCGATGCCTCATATATCCCAAACATGGGCGATGAGTTTGTTCTGGTTCTAGATAACCTAGTATGCAAGAGCATTGTTCAGGATGGGGAGAACATCAAGGATATCCTGATTGGTATGCGAGATGTGATCAAACAGATTACTCCTCTTGAGGTACTGGTTCAACTAAGTGGTATTGCCCTTGATGCATTTGGTAATCCAATCCCTGTTGAAATTGATCCAAAGGTTGGCTATCACCTTCTGATTGGTGTTGATACGCCTTATCTGAGCAATGATCAGCTGGTGGCTCCTGCTGTGGTCGGTTCATCTATCATTGGGGTTGTTGCTTCTTCTCCTGAGCTTGAGATTAACCACTATTACTACTCGTCTCCTGCTGGTCGTAGACCGATGATTCCTCTTCGTATTGGTACTGACATCAACTTCACGGCTCCATCAGATACCAATGTGAACGTGTATATCAGGACAGATGCAAAAAACCCGGCAACGGAAACCTATTTTGGTGAAATTCTGGCTGGTGATAGTTTCGTCGAGACTTTCAACGAAGAGCATGTTCTTATTTTCGAGTACGTCAATGATAGTTCAGAAGACGTTATCGTAAATATCAAGTATCCAGAATATGCTGGTGCCAAGTTCGGTCTTCTGATCAAGGCACTTGATAATTTTGGCAAGTTCTCTGTTGTGACAAGTAGTGGTGATCTGAGTCCTGTTGTTTCTGTTGATTATCGAATCCAACTACCCGTTGGTGATTATTTTGCAACCAATCAGAACACAACTGTTGTTCGAGCAGGAACCCTCCGTCTGACCGATAGCACCGGATCTGTTCTGTATCAGGACAACGGGAATGGACGATTTGTTGATGGGAGTGGCAATATCATCACAAGTGGTTCCATCGACTATGTAACAGGCCTTCTGACGCTCCCCAAGGCTCTTCCTGCTGTTTTGCCGGAGAAGGAGTACCTTGTTATCTATGATCAGAATCGCTTCGAGAACGTGAGCGTAGGAAGCGCAGAGGTCATCAAGCTTATCGAGCCTCCTGCATCGCCAGAGTCGAGCACATTCAGCCTTTCAAGCCTTAGAGTGAGTTGATATGAAAACATCTGATATCCTGAAAAGGAATCTTCCTGAGTTCCAACAAGGCTCTCCTGATCTGGATTCATATCTGGATGCAGCGGGAGAGTTCCTTGATGGAACCAAGGAGGCTATTGAGAATCTTGATAATGTTCATGATTACAAGAACTCTACCGACTTCTTCTATGAAAATACCCTCAAGGATCGAGGGTTTGTTATGCCTTCTCGGATTATCGAATCCGAGAAGAGGCGTGTTCTTCGTGACATGTCAGAGATCCATCGAAAGAATGGAACCATTGACGGCATCATTCATGCCGTTCGTATGGCTGGTCTCAATCCAACTGTTCGTATTGGTTGGGTTCCATCTCCACGGGCACTGAAAAAGGGATTCATGGTAGATCCTGTTACATTTGAGGAAACTCGATACGATGTGAATAGGTTCGTATATACCAAGATGCTTTATGGTGATATTACTGTCAAGGAAGATGGAACCTACTTCGAGGGGTATAGATACGAGGACATTCTGGAGGAAGATCTGATTGGACCTCTACCTATTCTTGGAGAACGGTATGAGGATGTTCCCGCTGTTCCTATCGCTGTTGCAAAAAGTCCTTATATCATTGTCAAATTCGATGAAGGTAATAAGACCATCGTAACAGATCCGGTAACAGATCCAGTGACAGGAGAGGTGTTTGAATACTCTGTTAGTGAAGAATTCCAGCTAATCAGCGATGCGTTAAAGTATTTCCTGATCGAGAATCAGAGACCAACCACTCTCAGGGTGATCATCATCATCTCCCTTCAGCCATTTGAAGAGGAAATGACCATCTCGGAAGAATATGGGGAAACTCATACATATAATCCAGATGGCCTTGATGACGTGGTTGAACTTACTACTATCTCTGATGCTCTTGTTGGCAATGGCGAGGTATCCGATGTAGACAATATCATCGGTTCTTTGAATTTCGTTGGCAGTGGATCTCCTCACGGCTCAAGACATTCTGGTATCGATATCTCTGTTGGTGATACATCCTCTGATTTGATCGAAGTATATGACTGGAATGAGTATGATGCCAGAACCTACTACGGCTCTGGTGGAGATCCTTTAAAAATCCCCCTAAGAGGCGAAACAGATATCTGGTTTACTCCTCCTACTGATGATTCTGTTCGGGTTGTTGGTTATCGATTTGTTGGCGATGTTCCTTCTGCCCTTGCAATTGTTCCTCCTTCAACCTATTACTTCTTAAAGGTTCCTGTGGAGTTTCACTATCTGGAGGTTTCTTATGTAACCAATGCTCCCGGTAATGAGATCGAAATCGGTCTTCACTACAGGAAGCAGCATCCTCTCGATGAACCAGAATCAGGATTATATCCAGAAACGATTCAGGAGAGTATCGGCCAGCTGAACTACAGATGGTTCAAGAATACGACATGGACAAGCAACCCTACCAACAAGACGGGATTTGATACTCTGTTTAATGGAATCCCAGAAGAGGTTGGAACCTCAAAGAACTTTGTTATTGATTGGCTGTCTGCTGCTCAACGTCCTCATTATATCTCGTCATTGACAAGATTCTCTTGGGAGGTTAGTGGTTATCTGATTGTTACAGAACCGGGGATGTACCAGTTCCTAACCAGAAGCGATGATGGCAATGAGCTGTTCATCGGAAAGAGGGTTGTTACCTCGTTCTATGGCAGCAGAAGCCTTAATGCTGGTGATGTGTCACAGCCTCTCTATATGGATGCTGGAGCGTACCCATTCAGATACCGTATGCAGCAGGGAGATGGCGGTTGTGCTGCTCATGTTAGCTGGAAGAGGCCTTCCTCGTCATCGTTTGAGGCAATCCCTTCTAGTAGCTTCTCTTCTGGGGATGGGGCGCCGTATTCGTTCTATCGTTACTATGACAATGGCATCACCAACGGTCTTCTGGCATATTACCCACTAACCACGAATGCAAAAGATCTGTCTGGTAATGGATATGATGGGGAGAACTTTGGAGTTGAACCTGTTGTTGGTGGTATCGACGACGAAGGAGCAATGAGGTTCACTGCTTCTCAGAAAGATTTCATTCGGGTATCGGACCCATATGTTTCTGCTGGTTCATGGACTGAGCCGGAAGCAAGTGTTGTTCTTTGGGTTAAACCAATTCCCGCTGGTATTTCTGGTGATCAGAATCTTATCACAGTAGAGAACACATTCGAGATTGCTATCAATGCTTCTGTTGTAACCGCTTCTGTTAAGTATGCAACAAATCCATGGATCTGGAAAGGATCTGGCAATCAGTCTATTCTGATGAACCGATGGAACATGATTGTATTGGTTCACTCTCTGGGGTCTCGTAAGATCTACGTCAATGGGGTTCTTGATTACTCTGTTAATGATATTGGTCCTCTGAATGCAGGAAGAATCGACTACCCTTATATGACCATCGGTGCTCGTTATAATGGATTAACAGCAAACTTCAATGGGGAGATGAATGAGGTCAAGATCTACAACAGACCTCTGACAGAAGAAGAAATCGCAGTCGAATACAACCGTGTTGGTGTTGTTTGATACAGAACATCATAAATATGGGATAGAGTGCATTAAAAGCCAGTAGCTCTCACTACTGGCTTTATTTTTGAGATTGGAGATATACGAATGAAAAAACAAAATTTGGAAGAGGTCTCCCTGTTTGGTATTAGGGGTGATGTTGAGATCAAAGAGTATGAGCTTGCTGTTGATGAAAACGGAAACACATATCGAACCGGGAAACTCGTTGGGGAGTATACAGAGAAGAACGTTATTCTCAATCAGGGGACTCGACTGATTCTTGAATCCTTTGCTGAGCAATCAAAAGTCGATTCAGCCGCAAAGACCATCAAGATTGGTAATGACACTGGTGCGGGGACTATTCTTAATCCAGCACCAGCAACCACCAACATGACAGAGGCAAATCAGAACGTCCTTTATGAAACCCCGGTAGAAGAGTTCTTTGTTAGCTACCCTACTCAGGATTCTGTTAAGTTTCTGGCAACTATTAACGGTCCTGCTGTGATGTCGATGTACCCTAGCCTGCCTAACGTCATCTACACCAGTGCAAGTCTTTACACTCACTCTGGTAAGTCTGTCACCTATAAGAGATTTTCGGCACGAACCATCTCGTCTCTTATCTCTGTTGACATCACATGGACTATCAGCCTCACCCGAGTCTGATAAATAACACAAACGGAGATACATATCATGGCACTAGATTTTTCAAATGTAAGGTTCATTGTAAATGGTGAACCACTGGATGCAAGTGTTCTCAATCGACCCGTGCAGGATCTGATCCTAGAAATTCAAACCCAATCCGGTACTGAATTTGTATCAGCAGAACAGGCGCGAGAAATTGCAGAAGACGAAGGACTTATCAACGCCATTATCTTTGGCGGCTGATTTTAATACTCAATTAGAAGGATAACATAAATGGCTTCGGTACTAAAAAAATCATCGGCAATCGTAGGAACCAGTCGGACTTCTATGATTACTGCTACTGCTGGAAAGCAGACCATCGTGATCAATGGTCTTGTTTCAAATAACGACAGCACCAACAAGGCAACCCATTTTGTCACCATTGAGGTGCAGACTGGTGCTACCTATCGAGTTCTGCTGAAGGACGGTCCTGTTCCTTATGGTGGTTCTCTAGAACTTCCCAAGATCGTTCTTGCTGCTGGAGATGTTCTTCATATGACTGCCAGCTCTGCTAGTGTTCTTCAGGGTTATGTTAGTTACGTAGAGAAGGATTGATATCATGTCTTTGAATAAAATTGTCAACGATTTCGTAAAAAGCAGTGGTAAGGATCTTGGTACGGATGGGTTTATTCGCCTAGAAGATGGGATGATTATTCAATGGGGACAACATGGTATCGGGTCTTCGTCTGGCGGCATCGGGACATTCTACAATTTCCCACTAGCTTTTCCTACCGCATGTCTTTCCATCACAGGAACACCCCTGACCGTATGGGATGGTGATTTTGAAATTGTTCAATATGGAAATGTTTCTAAAACTCAATTTGAAGTAAGTGGTGATGCATCCAGATATATTGCTGTTGGTTACTAAAGGAGATCATATGTTCTATTCAAAATCAACAAATGGGTTTTACATCCGAGAAATTCATGGTAATAACATCCCATCGGATGCAGTAGAAATCGGTAAGGATCTTCATCAGCATCTAATCATCGGTCAGTCGTCTGGTCTAATCATTCAAGCAGATGATAACGGCTATCCGTTCCTAGCGGAGCCAGAAGTCACTCAAGAACAACTAGAATCAATCGAACGTGCTTGGCGTGATAAGGAACTGGCTCGCGCAGATATTGAACTTAACAAGGTTCAGGATGGCGTTGGGACTGGTTCTGTCTCTGCATGGCGAGAATATCGGGTCGCCCTTCGCAACCTTCCAGAACACGAACTGTTCCCATCGGAACAAGCACGCCCAGTGGCACCAGACGCCTGATAAAAATTGAAGAGGTTTTGATATGTCTTATATTGGACAACAGATTCAAAAAATCCTCCCCGGCAATGTTGCTGTAGGAGGTGCTAACATGGGCATGGTGCCACTGTTTAGTGTTCAGTGGTGTCCTAGTCGTTCTGCTATCTGGGCTGGTTATGTGGCAGCAGATGGTCAGGAGATCGACAAAAACCTATTCCCAGATGCGGATGCTGGGATTCAGGCTGGTAACGTACCAGTGGTTGCAGAAGCAACTTGGCAGTCAACTCCTACCGAACGTGGTAAATTTGTAGCAACTTCCAGTGCTGGTAAGTTCCGACTTCCTGATTATAACGGTAAGAGCGTAGGCAGTCTCGGTGCGCTGTTCCTTCGTGGTGATGGTTCTCTGAGTGCCGCTGTTAATGGTGCTATCCAGCAGGATGAGATTCGATCTCACACCCACGGACTCCCAGTTGGTAGTGGTGGTTTCGAGTCGCTGACCTTTAAGATGGCACCTGATACTCAGGGGAATGACCTTTCTGGCGGCCAGCAGTCTTCTGCTTTCGGTGGTAATGAAACTCGCCCTCTGAACGTAACCGGCTGCTGGGTTATCAACCTCTTTGGAGCAGTAACCAATACAGGAAGCGCGGATGCTGCTCAACTGGCTACTGATTATGCTAATTTGGTTGCTAGAGTAACTTCTGTAGAGGCGACTTCTGATAAAATAACTGCACCCGGAGAGGCACCCATTTTCGGCTGCAGGGCTTGGGTCGTTTTTGACGGAACAACATCACCTCCAACCGTCTCCGGCAGTGGTAATATCGCAAGTGTGACAAAGAGTTCTACTGGTGTCTATGTTGTCTCGTTTGAAATTCCCATGGGGTCAAATGGATATTCTGTTGCCTTGAGTGGACATGCGACCAAAGAATCTGCCGGTGCAGGGCGTGTTCTTGAACCGTATCTCCTAACGCCAAATGGATTCAACATTGCAAGTGCCACTTCCGCTGCTGGTAGTTTAGTAGACAGTGCAATTGTATGTGCATCTGTATTTTGGTGATTAGATGAATGAAGACTCATGTAAAAAGGACATAGGACAATGAACAGTTATTTTGGACAGGCTCCGGTATTTGGTGATTTTCCTTCTCAGGTAATCACCTCGACCGGAACCACAATCTATAATCTAGATTTTAAGGTAAGCTCGGAAAACGGTGTTCTTGTTTTCCTTAATGGTGCCGTACAGCGACCGGGTATTGATTTCACTGCATCCGGTAATGTGATCACCTTTAGCGAGGTTGTTCCTGTAGGTGTACAGATCTTTGTATATGGCATGGGCCTCCCTAAGAGTACCCTAGCTCCTAGTGCTGG